GGTAATTTTATCTCTTTTTCTTTTAAATTTTCTATTTTATTTTTAGCCTTATTTAAAAAGTCTTTAATATCATCGTTTAGTTTTATAACAACACTAACTTTTTCTCCTGTTTCGGGATGATTAGTTTCGCCACAATGAATACATTTATAACCTCGGACTTTCTTTTCTCTAATTTCTTCATTTTTTGTAAGCCCTTTTAATGTAGCCTTCATTTCTTTTTCTTCTTCATCTAACCATAATTTTAAATCTTTTCCAGTTTCTGTAGTTGTTGTAGTTTTTAACATTTTTATTTCCCCCTTGTTGTTTTGTTTTGTTTCTCTTTCCTTATCTTCTAATTATATTATACCATATATACGTCAATACGTCAAGAGTTATTTTAATATTTATTATTTTTTTTACCCCCCATAATCCCCGCCACATCAGCAACCTTAAAATTAATTAAAAAAGTTTAAAATAATTTTTAAAAATATAAATTCTTTTGGCATAAAAAAATACCTCTAAGGTATTATCCCTAGAGGCTATTATATCGTTCTGCAGCATCAATCAACTTTTGCTCAAAATCAATCTTTTTTTTGCCAAGCAAATCTCTGCTGCTATATGGTTTATATTCAGTTTTTAGATTTTCCCCAAACTCATCTATATTGAAATTATTTTGACTTGCTTCGAAACTGGCCCACCGCATTCATCAAACCCACAATTACATCTATAGCTTTGTCTGCTAGGTTGATAATCGTTTCTTTCTCAAAAGGTAAATCTATAGTATTATCAGCTGCATCATATACAGCTTCGACCAGTTCAACAATTGCATTCTTTTTTTCAGGGCCATGCTTTGCCCCATCATTAGTGTCAGCTTCTTCAAAAATTTCTACTAATTCCTTAACCTCTTTCAGTACACCAAAAGCCACCTGAAAAACAGTCCAAATTTTAGTAATAGTTGCAAACATAATTTAACATCTCCTTTTAATTTTATTTTCTATTATCCCATCTTGCTTTGTATCCCCTCACATCACAATGAACAAAACTGTTATACTTCCCAACACCATCAAAACCAGCCTTTTCAGCAAAACTAGCCATCAGATCAGCATCAACCTCAGCAGGCAACCTTACATCAGCTGCAGTTCCTTTAAGATGTTGCGATTTTTCAGCACCTCCTACTTTGTGATTATATTCTGGAGTTCTATACCCAGAATTTATTTTCAACGCTGTATCTGTTCTTTTGTGCTCAGAAACTAACCCTCTAAGTATTTCTAACTTTTTTGGGAGTTCTGGATCCAACTTAACTGCTTGAGTTTCATCTTGACATTGGAACTCTCTAAGATTGAAATGTTCTGTTATTTGAAAATCATTAATTGGCATCTATATCACCCCTTCCATAATTCTATTATTTTGCTGGTTGAAAGAATTATTGCAATTACCCAGGGTAGCCAATAACCCCAGTCCCGATTAGTTTCCTTTTTTGTTTTATTGGCATGATTGATATTTGATAAGGTTTTGGTATTGCAATTAATTTGGTCTGTGTGCTCATCAATTTTCAAGTGAATTTTTTCGACTTCATCTTTCACGTGATTATATTGCCTGACTTCCTGCCGGAGTAAATTTAAATTTTCAGTTATTGCTTCAGTTTTTGTCTCAAGTTTATCTGATAACTTCTCGATAATGTCATAAGTTTGCTTGTCACTCATTGAGAACTCCTCATTTTCTGTCATAATTCCACCTCTGCATTTATATCTATTTGTTTCCAATTTTGTAAAATCGTCTGCGTAAAAAGTTTTTGTTTATCTGTATGTCACATCAACTTTTTAATTCTATAATTTATTTTTTTGGTTATCGTAAGTAAAATTTACTTCGACTCCAACTTTATCAGCTATTTTTTTGATAGCTGCCATTATTTCTTCTTTGGTGATGTAATCTAATTCTTTGCTGAGTTTATTATTCTCGTCTGCCAGTTTTTCTAGCGATTTTTTTAATGATAAAGTGCCGTCTGCTTTTTCTTCGCCTTTATATTTCCCCATTAAATCACCTCAACATTTGCCGGCTGGCTAATAAATCTATCATCAACGCAGCTGATTTTGTAAGTATCTGCTTCTGTTAATTCAATATTTTTTGAACCTTCATTATCTATAATGGAAACTATGAAATCTACATCATTGATCTGCATGTTAACTTCTGAAAAAACATCGCTTTCCAAAGTGTTGGTTATCTCAATATCAGCTGTTACTATTGAGCCAGCCGTTATTTGGCTTGAGCTTAGATCGATTTCACACTTTGGTTTTTCAAAAACTTCATTGCCTATTATTCTAAGTTGTTTTTTAGCTTTTTGAGTAAGCATATTCTTCTCGATAATAATACTCTCCATATATTCTAATTCATTATCAGGAACTCTGGCTGATCTGCATAACCCCTCAATGCTAGGCATCCTTGCACTACCTTTAGGCTCAGGCTGACACCGTAAAAGTTTTTTATCTCTTATATCATAAAGTATTTTACTTGCCATATTAAGCACCACCTTCTATTGCTATCCAACTAACCTCGCCATTGTCAACTATAACTTCAGCTTTTGTCTCTTGATTGTTTATATATATTGAAGGTTTTCCTAGAGGTGTATAATCAGAGATATCTTTATAAATATCACCAGTTAAAGACCATTCAACAATTAATCTATATTTATCATCAGAAGTTGCTATATTAATTGCACTACTATATAAAGTTTCAGTTATATAGTCTCCTATATGGAACCAACTTTCATAACCACTAACAGAGTCATGAGTATAAACTGTACCTCCATCAGTTTCATATTTAATAGTCAAGCTCCAATTTGCATCCATTATAGTCCTTCCATCAGTTGGATAAGGCTCAACTCTGAATGTAATATCTGCTAAAATATTAGATACTGTACTTTGATTAGACCAATCAGAAGTGTAAGTCCCACTAAAAGTTACAGGGGCATCATTTGGCCCATTCCAATCCCATGTTACTGAATTAGAGTAATTATTATCTAAGACTTCAGTACCAGATGGAATAACACTTCTACCGTGAACATAAAAACCATCTTTAGATATACTACTTACGTAAGATAAATATTGTTGTGTATCACCATCATAATTTCCATTATAACTTGTTAGACTTTTTATGGATGTCATTACTTTAGGTGCTTTATTCCAAGACTCAGGTGTATCACCATCACTTGAATCATCTACTGTCCGATAATCAACTCCTTGTAGGTCAATATAATCCCCGTCTTGAGCAGTTCCATAAGCAACTCTTTTCGTATAATAATGTGGGATCAAAGACCCTGCCTCATAGAAAGCAAGAAGATCGCTGTCTAATAAAGCATAATTTCCTTCATCATCGGTTAATTTAATTTTACCCTCATTTGTTAATTCTGCTTGCTTATTTCCATTGTTATCGAAGCCTTGAATAGCATCTTGAGACATCTCCCAGGCATCCCATTCGTTTTGGATTTCTTTGTCTTTTTGCGGACCCATTCCCATCATTGCGAGAGAATCGACATCTTCGGTTTCATTACCTTTGATGGTAATTGAACCTCTGGAGACCATCAAATCAGCAATCATTTCATCGGAGATTATTTTTGTTGCTGATACATTGATGAGATGTGAATCGTCTATTGTTGCTTTTCTGATTTGAGCGTGGCCATCTACAATTAATTCATTAACCCCTAATTTTTGAATGATAGCCTCTGCTGATGCTAATTCGTCAACCCCGATCGCCCCAGCTTCAACAGTTCCGGCCACTAGTGCATTAACTGCCGTTTCCGCTTCTTTAACTTTTGATACCCAGCTGCCATTTTCATTGATATATAATTTGCCATCATATACTACTGAGCTATCAAGCGGGTAATTATTATCTGGTAAAACTGGTAAAGAATCAACAATTTTTGGTGGTCTTAAATCAGCTGCAAATTGAGCGATATTATCAATTGTTGCCGCAGTTGCTTCTATTTCTGCTGATACATTTTCATCATCTAGCAAAGCTGTAAGATAATCGTGAGTCCCAATTTTGACTAAGATGCTGTCGCCAGAATTCAAGTTATAATTAATAGTCTGCGCTGTAGAAAGCGGTATAACTTCAGTTTCGCCTGTTGCATTACCAACTCCATCTGACGGCGCTACATATATCTTGTACCCTCTAGCTTCACTAACTTGAGGAACATGAATTTTGATAGCTGAAAAGAATTCTGTAATATCATCAGCAGAGAAGTTAGGTGCTGAAGGTGCTGAATTAACAAGCGTAATTTCATCAGCTATTTCTGAATAGTTTCCTGATCTATCAAGAGCTTTCACAAAAAAAGTATATTGTCGTCTGGTCGGATTATCAAAACTTGCTTTTAGTCCATCACCGCGGTAGATTAATGCTCCATCATCATTGCCGAAGTTTTGATCCGTTCTAACTTCATAGGCTTTGAGGTCGATATCAGTAATCGGCTGCCATCTTAATTTGATTGTTCTGTCAAAATCACAACTTCCCCAGTTTACATTTGAGGGTGGTGCATCTTTTCCACGAACTGTGATTTGGCCTGTAGCTGCTAAGCCAAAATCTTCTTTTCTTCCTCTGCGGTTTTCTGACTGCACTCTGACTTTGTAAGTGCCTGGCGACAATTCTTTGATGATATAATCTGTGCTTTCTGTTTTGGTTACTATATCCCAGGTAGCTCCGTTATCGCCTGAAATGTAGATATTTGCATACTTCCAGAACATTGAGCCTGGACTATCAAAAGTAACTTTGATTTGCGGAATCCAGCTCCCGTCTCCTAATACATTTGCCTGCTCGATTAGCGATAGATTAGTTACGCTTGCAGGTGGTGCAAAAGGATTAGGGAGACTTGTCCCTCCTGAAGGTTGATAGATAAGACCGTCATCAGAATAGACAGCACTGTTATATTCGATACCTGTTATCTGCATCTCATCATTCTCTTTTTCATCGATCTCAATAATTCTGAAATGTTTCCCTTGCCAACCAGGCACTTCATGGGCAACCAAAACTACATCTCCAACTTCTGCTTCAATATCTCCAATTCCAGCGCCCCAAGTAGCTGTAGTTGTACAATATTTTGATTTCTTTTGAAAATATCGGGCCATTCTTCCAGCTTGTGAAAATCTGTTAACTCCCAATAATGAGATTGTTCTTTTTGAATCAAGTGGCATATTTTCATCAGTGAATCTAGCTGTTATTCTTTCATAATTTTCTTCAGGTTCTATATATTCAACAGTCACTTCCTTCAATCTTTCTTTTCTACTTGTCTTGCTGTAAGAAAAACTATCAGCGATTATGTTATCCATATCAAAACTCTGAACTGCTTCTTCTTTCCTGTCAATCTTAATTTTGAGCCGGCCGTTTGAATAGAAAAGAAAACCTCTACAAGTCGATAATATCTCAGTTATCCAGTCCAGTGCTGATTTTTTTGCGTCAATAACTATGTCAAGTTCAAATCTTTTTTCTCCATCGACTATTTCATCTGCGTATTCAGCAGCTTCAATGAAAGTTTCAAAATCTATATAATCATCATCTATATTGAGACCGTACCTTTCGTTAGTTAGAAAATCCATAAGACACCAGACAGGGTTATTGCTGTATTCAACTACAAATTGATTACCATCCCAAACTCTAACTTTGCGGCCTTTGACGATTGCAGTCATGGTTGGCACACTTGATATTTCTAATTCTTCAGCATTGAGAGTCTTTGAATAGTGTGCTAGAAAAGGAAAAGTTTGATCTCTTTCATTCTCTCCCCAAGCTGTTTGAATTCTTTCTCCCAGCTGAACATTTGCCGAGATGTTGTTTTCGTTTGCTTTGATTTCTGAAATACTCTCTATTGGGCCTTCGCCAATTCCAATTTGCAAGTCCATTAAATTATCATTTTCGCCGCGTATTTTTTGACTAATAACATTTCCTGCGACAAGATTTTCTCCATAAATTACAGGGATTGGTATTTCGTGGCTTTTTGTATTGCTGATAGGACCGAAAGAATATTCTTCGCGCTCTTCTTTTGCCTCTTTGTAATTACTATAAGAAGTAGCAACCGAATAACCTAACAAAGCTCCACCCGCTATAGTCATACCACCTGCAGCCGCCGCAAATCCTCCTGCAATTGCTCCAATTATCGCTGTTGCCATTTTGTCACCTCACTCTCCACAAACTGTGTATTTTTTTCTTCCATCTTGAAAATTTACTAATACTGACTATAGAATTGTTGAAAATGTGAATAAATCTATAATTGTCAATAATAACTCCTGCATGGCGAGGAATTCCCAGAACAACAAAAACCGCAATATCAAGCGGTTCTCTGTCTTCAATTGAAACCTCATCGCAATATTCTGTCAACCCTTCCGGTAAGCGTTCAGGATTATCTTGCATCCAGTCAGGCATTATTTTCATACCGTCATCATCAGGGAGATAGATTCCATTATCAGCTAAGACATCAAGAACAAGACCAAGACAATCGTAAGGACCGCCTCGGCCGTTAAATTCGTATTTTTCTCCAAGATATTTTTCAGTTGCAATCACTATGCCAGCCTACTTTCTACCTCTGTTCTGTAATTTTCATCTTTAATATCTTCTACAATAATTTTCCCATGCTCAATTAATCTAATTAATGCTTTTATTTTCAACTCACTTAGTGCCATTATATTAATCCCTCACTTTCTAATATCATTTGATAAGCTTCATCTATATCATTCTGATGCTGTTCCCT